TCCACTATTATCCAGAAAACTAGGTAAATCAGGAATAACGCCAGTAGCAGTAGCATCCAGCCATTCATGATACCATTTTCCAAGTTCTTCCTTTTCTTCGGCATCCAGCATATCATACCAAGCTTTTCCTCTATTAATAATAGAGAAGCATTCTTTTATTCTTTTAGATCTTATATTTTCTTGTTCTCTACTTGATAATGCAGAATGCTTAAAAAGCTTTTTGTCTCTATAAGAATATTTTAGATAATCTTTGAAGAAATCATCAGGAACATCTAATTCGTCAATTTCTATGTAGTGTTCATCCGGTTCCATATATAAAGAGTAGATAGAATATCCTATAACATTATTATTTTCATCTATTTGAATTATCATGTTATACCCCCTTTTAACAGATTCCATATATACCTGTTAGATTTCCATCACCTGATTTTTTACTGAAACGTAGGTTATTTCCTTCCTGAAAAACATTAGTACAATAAAAATATGTTTCATCTGATAGCATTGCGGTATTTCCAACACTTCCAGCTGATATTGTTGGATAGGCTGCATAACAAAGCCCTGATGAAGTACCTGGAATACCCACGATAATGATACAAGAGAAACGCATACAATTTGAAACGGTAAAGCTTTGGGATGAGCCGCTCCATAAAAGAACAGATTTACAATTGACCCAACCAGGTAACGTTAAATTCCCATTTACATCAGCTGGGACAAATAATTTTGCTCCAGAATATTTTACGCCTGATTTTCTGTTATAATATATTCCGTTGCTTTGAACGGTGAACACGTCTGAAACGCCTTGAGATGGAATATAATTCCCCCATGTAAAACCGAAGTCATGCCCACTCCATCCGCCGTTTACTCCAAAGATACCAGCTTGTCCATTCGCCTTTTGAATAATCAGGTCTACTTTCTTATTCATAAGTTCATTGATACTGGAAGCTGTTGTATCATTCATAGTTGTACCCCAATTATTCGGCCCCGCCGGTCCTTGCGGTCCCTGTGGCCCTTGCGGACCTGTCGCCCCTTTTGCTCCAGTCGCTCCTGTATCCCCTTTAGGGCCTTGCGGACCTCGTGCCCCTACTACTTGCCCCAAATTTTCTTTTGCCATACTATCACCCCTTAATTTGTAAATAGAAAACCGTATAACTCAATGGCAGAATTAGAAGGAATATTCGTGTTTGATACAGGGCCTATAAAACTTGGTGTTTGTGCAGTGAAACTTGAAGTTGTTCCACTTCTTTGGAGTCTTCCAGTGTATGGCATCAATGAGCCACCAACTAATTGGAGTACATTGTTTTCATTAGTCAATGCAATTTCATTTTCTGTGTTGTTAATAATAGTTGCAACTATAAAAACCACCTTTCCCACTCTATACGCCTGATAAGATACCAGGTCTAGCCCCGTTTCCGGTACGATTTTCAGTACATATTCCTGAGGCTTCAGAGGATTCAGTTCTTCCAAATCGCCCTGAATTTCTGAATACTTGCCATTTTAGTTACCTCCTTAGACTTTATACTGTAAAGCTGTAGTTTTGGGCTGGTTTTCCACCTGAGCCAGAATATTCTCCAGAATCAATGGTAATAACTACCGGAATCGAGCCCGTTTTGTTGTTTGTTGCCGCGATCCAGTCCGTAGTCCACGTTGCACCACCACGCCAATTAGCCTGATATACGATCAAATAATCACTTACTTTAGAAGCTCCATTTAGGGTAAGGGAACCGTAAACAGGGTAACCGTAGTATGTTTCTGAGGTTTTAGCCTGTACTTCCAAATATGTCTTAAACATGTAGTACAGAACGCCGCTTTCTCGTTTTGACTGCACTTGGATATCCACGGTAATTGTCGGTGAGGAAGCACTTGTACCCCAGTACGTCTCTCCCTGGGTAAGCTGTGTGTAACCGCTTGCTGGATAATCTTCGGTTCCTCCGCCAGGAGTAAGGCCTGAGTACCCCGCGTTCTTCAAGCAATTGTAAATATATTCGGCCATAAAATCATTATCATTCCACTGTACACGATTGAATGTAATGTTTCCGTTTTTATCAGCTGGTATATATTGAAGTGATTCTTCTAATTCAGTTCCTCCGTTTCTTCTTCTGCTCCAAATTCTATTACCGGTGAACCAAAAAACATCGATTGACTGTGTCGAACTAAAAAATGAGCCGATAGTAGATCCAAAATTCTGACCTTGCCAACCACCAGCTATATTAAATATTCCAGTTGCACCGCTCGACTGAGCTTCGATTTTGGCGATTTTAGCTGCAAGAAGGCTATCAATATCATCAGCAGTATCATCGCTATAAGTTGGCGATAGATTGTTTGCCGAATTGGCTGTACCTCCATTCGTTTTTGCCCCTGCGAACGGACCAGATTTTAACGTCTGAAGCTGTGTTGGCGTTACATCGGATGAAGTAATCTTACCATCACTTCCCACAATTGATACTGTATTCGGAGTTAAGGAGCCGATTCTATCATCCTGTCCACCGCCGCCCCCACCTTGTGTTATAGAGACAGAGACATTGTCGGACCCATTGAATGTAGTGGAAGTACCGTCTACATTGATAGTGAGCGTTCCTGCGGTGGATTTAGCGGGGCCGCCAGCAGAGGCGGAACCAGCGAATGGTCCACCTGTTGGAAGACCGGATTCAATGGAATCTACTTCTGAAGAAATGGAATCAAGCTGTTTTTGTATGTTGCTTTTCGCTCCATCAAGATAATTTAGCTCTGTTGAAGAAATTGGAGAGGAAACAATCTTTCCAGATGAATCAACCTGAGCCGCTGTTTTCGGCGTCAATGTACCAATTTTGGTACTCAACTGATTCTCAACTTCTGTGGGAACCTGTTCAGCAACTTCACTTTCCACCATCGAAGGAAGCTTTAAGTTAATCACACGATCTACTTCATTCGGTATGGTAGTATTGGTAATCGTATTTTGGAAAGCAGTCCACTGCGTTTTCAGATCAGAAATCTGAGAGTTGATAGAAGCCGCGAATGTATTCCATTCTCCCTCTAGGTCTGTAATCTGCCCATTAATCTTATTCTCGAAATCACTGATTTCCTGTTTCATCTGAGAAATCGCTTCATTGATTGTAGTCTGAAACTCTCCCCAATCTACCTTCATCTGTTCCCATTCTTCAAGAACTTCCTTGAATTTCCCTAAAATGGCATAGAGTAACTCAAGCTCTGTCATATCATCAGAAATCAGATAGGGCCAGTTTTTAAAACACCATGCTCTAAAAGGTGTAAGACCATTCTTGTCGTATCCGTCCATTGAAAATTCTCCTTTCTTAGACAATGAGTCCCATGAAGTTCTTCTTAAGATCCATGGTTATCATGCTATCAATATTATATATGATTTTCTGTGCTTCTGCAAGTACCGAAGGGATCGTAAAGAACCCACGTCTTCCCTGCACCTTTCTCCATTCATCCACGTTCCCATCTGTCTTTCTGTTTGCCGTTGTATCCGTGTTCTTACTGGAAGTTCCAGAATCAGAACCGCTTGATGTTGTATCCGTGTTATCCGTTCCAGAAGTCGTACCGCTGGAATTTGAAGAAGAACTATTTTCCTCATCATCCAGCATAGATGCGTAATCCCTCGCGTAGGTTCCCGATGCAAAGTTGACTTGCGGTTCATCAGAATGAAGCTTGAAACCGTGGAAATCATTAGATGAATTAGACTGTGCTTCTGAAGAGGAAGTCCCTTCCACTTTTCCGGTGTTCGAGAATTCACTTGAGGATGTTCCCTCTTCCTTGGTATTTCCCTTGTCGTCCCTTGTTTCATCGTACTTTCGATTGAAGATATCCGTGAAATCGGTATCATTGATCAGGTCCTCAATAGAGATATCAGAAATTTCTGATAATTGAGTCAGAGCCAAGGCGTTATAATAGGGCATGATTCTGTTCAAATTCTCATTGAGATGAAAGATCCAGCTTTGTACGGTTTGAAATCCGATTTCATATTCATAATAATATTGAAGAATCTTTTCACAAAGAGTTTGCCGATGAGACTCATTCCATATCGGGAAGTCTCTGAAAATATAGGGAACTGCTTTTGTAATCTGTTTCCACATATCCGGTTCATCTGGATTATAATACCGGATAATGTCGGAAACCTGCATTGTGAAGGATGCTCTACTCATCTTTTGAAGGAACATCGTCACTCCCTCCCTTCGATTGCTCGGGCTGCCCTGCTATATAATATTCATCCGCATTGGTAATGCTGGAAAGAATTTCAGAATTGAACCGAACCTGAATATTCGTACCAGCTAGCTTATTAAACTTCTCCAGCATTCGTTCTCTTGGCTGTAAACGGGCATTTCTATAGATTTCAATCGGCTGTGTATTGGAATTAACTTCATCCACTACCATTCTTTCTTTCTTATCCTTATCACCGTTTTCGATACCGAGAATGGTAAAGATATCATTCCAGTATTGATGAGACTGAATCTGAAGCTTGTCTACCACATAAGGCGCGTTTGTATTCAGCACGTCAAATTGCTTCATGTCAAGGATCCCCTCCACACCCACAATCACGCTCATATTGGAATCAATTTGATCCACTGCATTTCTAACAGTCAACTCGTTTTCCTTGTCCGTCACCACAATGACGGGAGTCTTCTGTGCGTGAATGTTGACATCCATTGTACGATAGAGATCAGTAAGGCGTGGAATGTAGTCCATCAATAGACCATATGTCGAAAGACCTCGTTTCGATAGATCATAACAGCATACCCCATTATCCGGCGTGACATTGAAATTATAGCCATGAAAACCAATTGCCTTACCTGAGGTCGGCCATCCATACACATCATAATCTTTCCGGGATCCGCCAAGGCCGAGAATCATATCCCCATCCTTGAATAGCCATGCGAATCCATCATAGAACAACTTTCGTTCAAAGAAATACGGATTAAACGTTTCCGGTGCATTCTCATAGATGAATGAATTGACGGCCAATAATTCAATCATATTCTGAACGCGGTCGAACGTCCAGGCGTTTGACCAATTGGCGATATCACGTAGCTTGTTCCTGTTCCTCGCCATGTCCTATCACATCCTCTCTGAATCCTTTTACGCTTGGGGAATTGTCAAATGAGTAGTTGCCAACCTGAACAACCCCATCATTGACATGCCAGAACGTGATTCCGTGATCAAATATGCTTTTGATCTTTGCCGCGTCATTAAAAGGAAGAAAACCACCCAATTTACAGCCTTGCGTTTTGATGAAATTCCAATATTTCCTGCTATCCAGATTCGGTGTTTTAATCTCATCTACCGTATACCCATATGCCCATAGGAAGTCATCAATGATTTTCGCATACTCTCTTGATACGGTATAATGATAAACATTGAATCCCTTGATTGACAAGGAAATATTTGCAGAGCCTGAACCGGTTCCTCGTACTTGGTCGGCTTTTGTTTCTATTGCTTTCTTTCTTGCAAGTGAAGTTCTTGCATTGTTAACAGAACTGGCGGCTCCATATGCGCCACCAAGAGCCCCTGATGCACTTCCACTTGTTAAAGAAAGAAGAGTGTTTCCAATCGCTGCGATTGTTGATATCAAGTTCTGCTGTTGCTGAATTTCATACACTTCCCCATGCATAGCTGTCCATGCCTTGAACGTATCAATGGTATATGCACATTGCGGATAGTTGGTTACGTTCATCTTTTCCTGATAATTCACATCCTGGTTCTTATAACCGAGCGGGACCATTGTTATAACAGGAGAAGCAGAACCACTCCCCCAGCAACCAAGCCTGATCTGTTTTTGATTTTCAAAAAACTCTACTTTTAGCGTAGCAGTTAGCCCTTCATTATTGGTGACTACCCAAAAGCTATAAGGATAGGTGTACATCTTGTAGCATCTTGGCGTGTAGCCATCCAATGTTAAAGGGAGGTTCGCGGTTAAGTTACTTACCGCAACACTGCCCGCGTTAAATGTATTGGTAACAAACTTTGGACACATAAATATAGAAGCAATACCCTCAGATTTATTTTGTTTTGTGGCTTCATTTAAAAAGGTATTGAGCGCTGCAATTCCTTCTGAATTCGTGTCGAAAACGCTGTAGTGCAGACCTGAATAGATATTGGAATACATTCCACCATTAGCGTCTTCAAACGTTCCGGAACCCGCATCAAATGAAAAAGAGGAAGCTACTACAATTGCCATTTCAGTCAAGGACGGATTCCAATCTCCATCCGCGTCACTATATACAAAATCTCCTGTTTCCAGTTCCTCATCAATAATTGCATCCCCCACAATATCCGTTGTTGTGTGTTCTCGCTCTACAAAGCAATCCCTAAGAAGCCATTCAAATTGCCAAGACTGCATAACATCAATTTCAAACGTTACGAGCGTCATACTTGGGGACACGTATTCTAAACCTGTTATAAAAGCGAACCACCATTTATCGTAGTAATTCGCATTCTTAAACATCATATAATTATATCGAGTTAATTCATCAGAATTGACAGGAACACGGATGGTATCCGTGTCCACTGTCCTAATTTCTGTAAAACCGTTAATAGTAATTCCACTTAGACCTTCAAAATAGGAATATTGCGCGGGCATATCTGTGAAACGCAATGTATCCGTATACGAGTTATCTAATGGAACTTGTAGAAACCTGACTTCTCCAATTGGAGTTTTTGGCTGAACGTTCATTTATGCTGGACCCCCCCGCTTGGATTATTCCGGTGTGTATGGATTATCATAGTCCGCATAGAGATGACCACTTTCAATAGAGAAAGTCGGACTAATACCATCCTTACCAGCTGGACCTGTAGCGCCTTTTGCACCCTGAGGTCCCTGTGCGCCTGTGTTACCTTTTGGACCCTGAGCGCCGGTATCTCCCTTAGTTCCCTGTGGTCCCTGTGGTCCCTGTTCGCCAGGGTCTCCCTTCGGACCCTGAGCGCCAGTAGCGCCTTTTGCCCCTGCTGGACCCTGAGGCCCCACAACCTGTCCTAAATCTACTTTTGCCATTTCTTCTCCCTCCTTATAGAATGCTATTAAATGTCCGTTTTCTACATCAAGATGATCGATCTGCTGATATTCAGAATTCGTGTTATATGTCACGATTAAATGCCCTTCTTCCAATACAGCTTCGGAAATATCCAGACTCCTCTAAGCCAGAGTGACAGTAGCTGTCTTCGCGGTGGTTCCATCCTGATTCGCAACCGCTCGAACCGTAATGGTAGCCGCGTTCTCATCGGGGGCAATATACAATAGACCATTCTCATTAATATACGTGTTCGGGCTGTTCTCTCCGGAAATCTCCCAGGTTACACTCTTGTCAATACCAACGGTTCCCGTAACCGTTGCGGTGAACTGGTAAGACTGGCCTTTCTTGTACTGCGTTACGGATGCAGGATTAATTGTAACCGCTGTTACCGTCATTTCCGCCGTCGAGAATGCAATCAGCATACCAAACGGTGAGTCACTCATGATCTTATGATGATGATACCAGAAGAACTGCATCATAGTCTCTCCGATATTCGCGGATTCAGACTCAATTACCGTATCCAGAACTATGAGCTTGTCCTTACTCATCATCATAATGGAAATCGTATTGAGGAATGTTTCCTCATCCGACGTAAAACGACGGTACCAATTCTTATCGGGGAATAGCTGCTCCATTCGCTCGTATTCCTCTTCAGTAGGTACCAGACGGTCGAACCGCTTCTGGACACCGCTCCACTCTACCTTATTCAGGTTAAAGGCATTCGCCAGTACATTGACATTCTGCACGGCCTTAGCACGCGGTGTCATGATAACCCATTGTTCAGACTTTGGAAATGTTCTCAATACGCCAGCCGCGTTATAATCCCTGCTCATGAAGTCCAGATCATCAGAAATCGCAAGAATATCCTCGGCCACATCCGACGCGTTATCTTTTGTGATCACGTCAATATGATTAATTTTGGCATGTCCGTCTACAATGTTTCTTGCGACAATGTAGCGCATTGCCAGATACTCATCATACTGTTCAGAAACCTCAGCGCGGGAGATCAGGTTGCTCAAAAGGTCCTCGACGCCAGAGGCATAGGAGAAGGCCTTTCTCAACTCAAAGCGACTGATAGGAATCTTATAGAAGGTCTTATAATTGATGAAGTGCAGTGCTTCCTCTACCTTGGGCTTGTCCCACGCAAAATATTCATCCGCTCCCGCATTCGGATTATATAGATGGGGCATGACGATCTCAACGAACGCCTCTCTTGCGATTTCGCCGTATTCCATCGTACCGAGCTTTGCATCCGCCCACTCATTATAATAGATAGCTGATTTGATGATAGTTAAGCCAATGGCGTTTAACATACCGACGAACTGATTACGGATATCCGCGTTTCCAATAATCGCTGTTCCGATTCTCTGAAGGTTTGCATCACTTCCATCTGCAATCGGAACAGAAGTTGCATATCCTCCGCCTAACGTATTTCTGATAGCGTTCAGAATATCCGTAGAAGTGGCGGACAATACCGTTGTATCCCTGGACGGGATCATTGCCATTATAGATCACTCCTTTTTCCAAATAGATTTTGAATTGTGATTGTTTCTTCTTTGCTTGGTTCCTCTTCTTGAGGATCCACTTCTTTTTCTTCTTTTTCAAAGGACGTTCTACCCTTAAAAAGAAGATCCCTTCTTGCTTTTCTCTCGTCAGAAAGCTGTGTTGACAGCGACTCATATTCACTAATTCCCACGTCAAAGCTTTCTCGCAAGGCTTGCAATTGAGCCAGTTCCTCATCATTCAAGCCTTCTCTTACAAAAGGCTCAAACTTGCTAAATAAATCCTTATCCATTATAACACCTCATCTTAGCCTATCAAAACGCCGTAAGTAATACATCCAGTTCATTTTCTTCCCCATAACAGGACCGGGAGCAATATCGGGATGATACACGAACCCATTCAATGTGGAATCAGCGCGCCAGATATAACCATTAGAAGCGTACAAACGTTCGGTATAAAAATACGTTCCGTTGTAAGCACTATTTGAAGTCACAATGCTGTTCACACTTCCATCCGCATTGTATTCAATTTCCTCCACAATAGCGACATGCCCGCCGCCTTCATAGTCCCATGAAACATTAGCACCCAATCGTGGAATCATAGGATCATGCTCATAGCCAGCTTCAATTCCCATCTGATACCAATCCTTACCATCGTTATATCTGGTAAAATTGAATGGTTCAGAGGACCCCTGAAGCTCATACCATCTGCCTAACGCGTAGCATGTACAGTTAGGCATACCATAGCCGCTTTTGTAGTAGACGTTATCCGCATACCAATACGGGTTATTGAGGATCCCATCATCTGTGAGACGTGGTACAAAATCAGCCATTATACACCACTCCCTAAAAGACTATTCCACGTTTCCACGCCGCAAATACCGTCCAGCTTCAAATTGTTAGCAATCTGGAAAGCTTCCACTGCTGCTTGTGTAGAAGACCCGTATACGCCATCAATACCATCCGGACCGAGATCATAATCCAGCATATCCAGAATGAACTGAAGCATCAGAACCTGCTTACCCTTATCTCCACTGCTGATTTCTTTTGGTTCAAACATAACCTGAAGAATGGCATTCTTTTCATCACCAATACCGCCATTCAATGCATACGTGCTTTCTTTCTCCATCACTGCACCTCCATTCTTTCATATAGCTTCGTAAGGATATTTGTGTTGTTATCAAGGCTCTCCTTTAACAACGCGATTTCTTCTTTATGCGCGTCTTTCTCGTCCATCAATGCTCGCCACATCAAAAGAAACGCGACGATAGGGAACCCGATTGTTGAAATTGACTGCATAATAGCATCCATTACTTCCATCAACATCCCTCCTTCATGTTAATTTTACCATATTGACAATAAAAAAGCAAGCCCCCCCACTGAATCAAAAGGGGCTTGCCATAAGGAAAAAATGTTCATTTACAGGGCAACTATATTATAGCATGATTTATGATAGATATCAATACCTTCTATTATATTTTTTCGCTGGCTTCTTTTCCTCTTCTTCTGAAGATAGAACTTTCGCGTTATGAATGAAGTCAAATTGCTCCGCAACCACGTTCGTGAAAGTCTTTCTATTCCCGTCTTCGTCCTCGTAATGGGAAATGTCGATTCTTCCCTCGATTAATACGCGGTCTCCCTTATGGGTGTAATGCCCGAATACATCCGCCCGCTGTCCAAACATGATGCAAGGGACAAAGATGACTGTCTTCTCGTTGTCACGCGCATTGTAATGGTCCACCGCGATTGTGAATCGACAAATCACAGTGTCGTTTGCTCCGGTTCTGTTATCCGGGTCCGCTGTTAATCTTCCTTGTAAAATGACCTTGTTCATACTAGCATCCTCCTAAATATAATTACCTTGAAAGGTGATTTCATTATATCATACAACGCGTTAGTTGTAAATAGGTTTTAAATAAGTTGCAATATTCTAACAATTTAAGACTCCACTTCAGCTTTAGGTGGAAGAATCCTCTTCTGTCTTGCATCTAATACATCCATTCCATAGAAATAGGCGATTGTGTTGTCGGTGTAGAATGTCGGCTGTTTCAAACTTACCGCGTCTTTATATGCAGTTAGAATGAAATCTTTAGATACTGCATTTCTGCTGATAATGTTTTCAAATTCAGGATTGATATAATATATGTATTTTGAAGATAAAGATCCGTTTCCGTCGTGGGTTACCACGTTGAACGTCTTTTTCCCATCCGTAAAAGAATGGACAAAATACATCTTGCCAGCCAGTGATACCCTAAAAAGAATAACATGTTTCAAATACTTATTCTTTAATAATAATCTGTATTGACTAAAGTCTATTAGAAATTCATCGTCTGCAAACTCGCCAGTAGTTGCGATTTCATTATGAGTTACCCGTAAGACCCTTGGAATTTCCTGCTCTGCTTCATAGCTCATTTCTGCATATTCCACACAAACCCTTGCGCCGTCAGTGAACCCGGGTACTTGCAAATACCGAATATCCCCCGGTCGAATGTGCATCTTATCCACGTCAATCCCAAAATAATCAAAATATATATTATGTTTCTTTATTACATTTCCAATGAACCATACCCTGATAGACCGATGCCGGCATATAGTAGATACAAGAGATAAAAGTAAGTTAATTTCATTGGGAAGATAATCTAAGTCCGAAGCTGGAACAAATTCTTCAAACACTAAATTATCAAGCTTTGGAAAATTGGATGATTTATATTTGTGCTGATTGAATAGCGAGAAAGCAAAACCTACTGTTTCATTTCCAATAAACCAGTTTCCATGTTCATAGATAATTTCATTTCCGGTGATATCCTGAATGTAGTCTTTTACCCCACCCGGAAACCAATCATTCAATAAGGAAGCTTTCATATCGGATTCATATCTGCACACGCGTCCGAACTGGATACCCTTGGTATACCAGTCATAAAATAATGCATCCTTACACACACTATAGGATTTCCCGTTAGAGCGGCCACCAAAAATAAAATTGTATTCACACCCACTATCATACACTCTCTTACAATTGTAGTATTTCATACCACATCTTCCTCCTTGCATTTTACTTCAAACTTATCGCGATATTCAAACCCATATCCTGAATCTGTTTTGTAGATCCATATTGGAAAACAGGAACGGGGATCCACCCAAGAATCCTTTTGAAACTTTAATAGCTGATACAGAAACATCGAATTCAACTTGCTGTTGGTCGCTAAAATCGTATAATCAGCCCCTACCAGTTGGACCCCGCTATATTCATGGACCCATCCCAATGTACCATTTTTGTCGCATACCTCCTTATCAAATCTTGCGTTGCCATAGATAGAAGCTAACTTGCTCGTGACGCTTCTGTCTATTATAACATTCGGTCTGAAATAATTTTTGCATAAGCGTTCAAAACTGTTATCACAATATGTATGATAGAAATATGTATACATTTTGCTCCCAGAACGTTTATTGACTCCTGATATCGTGCACTTTACAGAGTCTCCCTCTAATACAATATATTTCTTTGCACCCCATGTACAGAACCAATCATAGGATGGTTCCTCATCCATGGCCCCAATATTATACCATTCATCTAATCCTTTCACAAACCTTCTGAATAATTCATAGCATTGTTTCATGACCTTTCTTACCCCATCTTCATCACCATGCACTTTGATGCTGTCCGTATCCCAATAAATAACATATGCGTTTGTATGCACAAAAAGACAGTAGGTGTATATCGCCAGCGAAAGACGAGAGAACGCCGTGATATGAAGTCCTACAATAAAGTTGCGCATGACTCCCTTCTTTTTAATTTCATTGAAATCCGCCTCTTCAGAACTGTACATCATGCCAAGCCTGTCATCCCAATACATATGAATATCATCTTTTAATATCTTTTCTACGTTAATACCATATTGGCCGTTTAAGTGCCCTTTGGACTGCATGTATAATTCATGAATCTGTTCGGCAAACTCATCATAATTTGATTTTTGCAAATTCATCAGCACTTCGATGTTTTCTTCGCTCATAATAGGCTTCCCTTCTTTATAAAACTCTTTCCTGTCAATAGGCTTCCCTTCTTCTGTCTTCGCATGAATCGGTTTTAGGTTCGCCTTTAGGTTTAAATATGCATAGTTCGTGTTTCTAAGGTATTCATGAACCTTTCGTATTTGACTCGCCACGAACAGACGTTTACAATCCTCAATTTCAAAATCGTAAAATAGTGAATAAGCAAGCAGATCCACTGCTGTTGCCTTTAATTCCAGACGCTTTGCAGAAAATACGCGTCCATTAATCACCAACGTTTGAGAATGAATCCGTTCCCCCCATCCCATCTTTATGATATCTGTTTTAGACTCTGATATCAAGGCCATCTGGTTAGACTTCTTATTTTTTCCATCTTTCCCGTAAAACTTCTTAATCTTTACGTTTTTCAACACAACCTCCGCCATGAAATAGTACTGGACCGGTCTTCTCCAGTTCCTGAAAAGACCGTTCTCAATCTTTCCATACTTCATATTATAGGATATATTTCTTTCGTGCAAGTCTCTTACGGTCTCTTTTAGTTCTGCATTATATTCCACAAAATGGTAAGGAAACTCCCGTTGCACTGTAGACGCTGGATAGGAAGAGCCAAAATCAAAAGACATGCACCCTTTTACCGGGACGCCTACAAAGGACGGGTTAGCCGCTACAAAGGCACCGCAAAAAAGGTCCTCCAGCCATTCCACTGTCTCTTTAGAATCGGGAAGCTCTCTTCTGCATTCCGCCAGATACAGCTTGCTCAATGAGGATTCTTTTCTCTGCTTTCCGCTTTTCAAAAATACCTTTTTATTAATTGTTTCTTCTTTTAAGTTATTCTTTCTTGTGAAGGACGTATATGTATACACACTTAAAGCATCCTCTAAAGATTGGATCCAGTCATATTTCTTATACTCTGAAACAATTGCTAAAAGAGTTAAAAAACAATCTCTTCTATTATATTCATATTCCACTTTTGGTAATTCCGAAAACCAAAAGTATTTCTCTGAATAGTCTATTTCTAACTTCTTATAGCCAAGTCTTTCCCCCAGAGCGCGTAAGGACGCGTTCAGGAGCCTAGCAGAATCTCTAAACTCAATATTTCCGCAAGCTATCTTCAATGGTTTATTCGGTTCTGTATATAATGAATTGTCATCATCATAGGTGTTATGACAAAAGACAGAATTTTTATAGAAGAATGTCCATTCATAAGCCAGGTTATGAATAAAAATGACTGTTTTATAACCACTATTATTTATATCTATCAGCATTTCATCAAGCTCATTATATGTTCTATAAAACCCCTGAAACCGCGCTTTCTCTTCAATGTTTGAATAGTTGATATTTTTGAAATTTTCTGATAAATTAATAGAAGCCATGCTTCCTAAATAAAGCACAGCTCCTTCTTCTATATCCGTTGTCTCTATGTCTGTCACATAGATATTCGGATTATATTCCAACTTCCCCATTTAATTCATCTCCTATTGAAAGAATGGCGCGGATAATAAATCATCAATCAACTTAATCAATGCTTCACCCGATTCCTTATCCGATTCAGGAATCTTCCCCTCTCGAACAAAATCTCGAACTTGTCCGGACAATTCTCTAAAATAATCCTCTACTACTTGATCTGAAGGGCGATTATACTTGGCTCTTCTTAAGGCGTCCATTGCAGAAAACAAATCATCCACCACATTAAAACCAAACCTTGCCGCCAGCTCTCTGATCTGATTAAATGTTTTCATATCAATCTTGTCTGTGAATACACCCGATGCAAATATGTTATAAGCTCTCGATACTGCTTCGCGACGCATTCCCTTAATACCAACGGGCTTCACGCGCTCCTGCAATGCGTCTTGTAAATCCAGGACCATCTGTTTTCCAGAACGTCTGTTCGCTTTTAACATTTCCTCGGTCTGGCGAATATCCCGGATTCTTCCTTTAATCTCTTTCGTTTCTCTCTCAGAAAGAGATTCTCTTTCTAATACTTTTTGAAGCCTTCTTCTCGCGGCTCCCAGGCTTTCCAGCTGCTTATTCCTCAGCGCGTTTAAGCCCCGCTTTACAGCTGGATCCCTTAAATCCAATTCAAATAATTTTGACAGGTTCTTTCTTAAATCGACACTCCACGAGTTTTTACCCGTCTCCTTAATCGGTATACCGTATTCCTTCAAACGGTATACGTCCTCATTCCAACGTTGTCTTCTGTCAATTCTCTTCGCCATGAGTACACCCCCATAATAGAAAAGATGGTCGCCAGGTGAACCACTCCCGGTCGCATGCAATACCCCATGTATGGGGTGGTTCCAGCATGCGGTTTATCGACCATCCTTATTTTCAAATTATAGCATAAAATGCGATCAAAATACAAGGGAACAAATGTTCTTTTATTGGTTCAAAAAATATTTTTATAAGTTGAAAAGATTTTCAAGGCCAGTTTTGACCCTGATTTCAGAGTTTTCAGACAATTCACACAATTCAGACGCACTTTGAGGTATAATATGCTTAGTTTAATGTATATTATGAATCTTCGACCTCAGAAGCTAAATAATCATCCATATAGAGTTCCTTTAATATGTCAATGTTCTCCTTAAGCATCATTTTCACCTCCATTTCTATCAATATATACCATGGAAATATCAACGTCAATAAATAATTCGCCCCGATAAGCTACAATTCCTTTTACATTAGAATCTAATATATCATCCGATAGACTCTCTAAAGGATCCTCCCTGCTGTCTTCATCAATATCAATGTAAAAGTAGTAATAGTCCTCACATTGCGCATCGATTCTAATCCGTGCAGGTGATGACAACTCAATACTTAAAATATCTCTCAATGTCATCCTTATCATCCTTTCTTGCGTGATAGATGCAGTAGATTAATTGCCATAGTTTACCAATACCATATATAATGGCCGTTAAAATTCCTATGACGCTCACAATAAACAGAAAACATAATGAAACTTCATATATAGCACTCAGCATATTATTCTCCTTTTTTCTTTATGTCAATTCTAACAATATCCTTTACTTTATAAATATTATATTCACGTTCTCCATCATGAACGACTACCTTCTTTGCCTTACCGGCCTCAACGTCCTGCACAAACGGTTCACATATATCAATCATCAGTTTTCACTCCATTCCTTTTTAATATTGCCTTTTCCAGATTCTTGTAAGAAATCTGATTTAGTTCGCTTTTTAGTGGTAGCTGCTTCTTCGCGTCATAAACCTCTTCAGTGTATAGTATCATTCCACAATGCCGGCATTTCTGACAACGAATTATATCGCCGTTCTCACGATGAACCACCTTTATAACGTTCGCTTTTTCATGACAATTCGGACATTTCATTTTTCAATTTCCTCCATTTCAGAATCCATAACTTTCATGTATGTTCTAATAGCAATCTTAAGATACATTGTTCGATATCCTTTATCTAAGGAATCTAAGAACTCTACTATATCTCTGTCTTTCTCGTCGTTCAATGATAGGGAAAATACTTTTCTCATAAAATACCCATCCTTTCTTTGAAAATGCTTAAAATAAACAATATTAAATTGTATGATTTCTAACTGTCTGAAAATCATTGAAAAATAATATTCAAAATTGAAAAATTCTTCAAGGCCGATTTTGACCCCGATTTTACCTCGATTTTAGAGTTGTCAGACAATTCACGCAATTCAGACACGCTTCGAGGTATAATATACTTAGTTATATGTATATAATAATTCAATCTCTTCCATTAGACTGTTTGCGTCTTCAGCGGATATATAATCCAAAATAAACAATAAATTTACATAACCAGTATATTCTCCTTCGTCATATTGGAATCCTTTATATTCCAAAACACTATTCATTTCATCAATAATAGCATTCCTCTTAGAAATACTTAATCTCATATTATTTAAAATATTAATGTTTTCTTTCTTCATCTTCTTTCACCTCCCTTCATGGTACCTATATCATATCACAGATATATTAAAATGTAAATAGGTATAGAAAAAGAAGTAATATTCTAAAAACGCTCTATTACATTAGTGTAGTAAAGAATCGGGATAAAGAAATAGGCCCCTCAACAGGGACCCATCTCTTCATCTTTTTCTATTAAATCGTTCAATTCCTCGTAAACTTCTTGCGTTATAATATCCGCCTGATACAATGCAAGAACATAACCTCTATAGTTTTCAATTAGTCTCTGTTGCATCACTGGATCATCAATTTTTGTGTTTGTCAATATAAAATGTGCTGTAGATAGCCTATCAACTATCTTTTCGACGCTTCTTTTTGTTTTTGGTTTAAATCTCTTGACTCTTAACCAGTGATAAAACATCCATTTGATACTTTCCTTATACATGCTAAACCCTTTCCGCGCTTTTAGCTTTCGCCCAGCTTATATGATATCGGATGCTAAGCGCTTCACAGCGCTGGATTCCTTTATCTTGACTATATTATAGCAAATCTTTGTTTACCTGTCAATAGGTTTTTGAAAACTTTTATAAGAAAAAACCCCGCGTAAGCGGGGTGGTATTCTTATTTTAATAAATAATTCTTAAGGAGATTAAACGTAGCATCTTGTATTAATCCTGCATCTAACAATGCCAAAAGATAGTTATATAATGCTTCTCTTCTGGCCGTGTATTCACATTGCCACTCTATATCATTATATGCTTTATGTTTTGCATATATGCATGATTCATATAGATTTTAATTCGAACCTTCAAGGAATATAAATTCTTTTTTCTACAATGTAATTCCTTATTTTCATACATATTATTTATTAATTCAAATATATCCATTTTACTTATCCTCCATTGAAACATACATAGTCCATATAATCTCTTCTAGTTTTTGAAAATCATTTCCGTGTAAAATTCCAGCCCTACATAAGGCATATAAATAAGTAGAAAATTCAATATAACACACCCTAAAATCATCAATTTGCGAATTATAATAACTTCCTTCCTTATATAAATCGGCTAATTCAAAATATTTATCAAAAAATCTGTTTGTATACTTCTTCATATCATAAATTAATACAATACTAATATTCATATTATTTATATAATCAATCATTTCTTTGCGTGTCATGGTTAATCCTCCTCAATTTGAATAGTCCTGTTCTTATAAATAGTTGCGCCATACTTCATGCGAATCTCTTCCATTTTCAGTTTGCTTCCACCTCTCACGTGGCGCGGGTTCGGTGTCCAGTACCAACGCTTTTTACAACCGGAAAACCGAAAACCCATTGATTTTAATTTATCCTTATTTTGATACGTATTTTCAGTAAAAAGCCATATCCATGATCCTACAAGCTCGCATGAAATGTTCATGGAAAGAATATCATTGATAATGGAATCAATCGTAAAATCCTCTTTTTCCATTTTTACGTTATTCTTACTTTTATACATTTCATAGGCTTCTTGCAAGTCTTGCATGTCCTCCGTGCTTCCGCCAGCGTCCGGATGGGCTGTTTTCGCCAGGCGGATATATATCCGCCTGGCTTCTTCTAATGATGAACAGTTATAAAAATAAGTATAATATTTATTCATCTAATTCATACTCCTTCCACTGCTTCCATAGATCTTCCGCAAGCTTTTTGATGTTATCTTCGGTCTCTGGATCATCCAGAGCAGCCATGTATTCGGCTTCCCAAAAATCGTCTTCATTATCTCTCACTTGTGCAAAGAACCTATCGGACGTTTCCGCCTCTTCCAGATCCGTACTATATTGCATGCTCACTGCATCTTCATAGGTTATTTCAAATAAACTTTCAGCCTCTAAAACAGACTTTCTTACTGTTTCTTCCTCGGCGTTATCACCAGCTAGCCAGCGGACATAAGAAACATATCTTTCATGCGTTCCTTCTATTGACGCAAACATGTACATGTTACCTTTGCATGAAAACAAAAAATCCCATGAATTATCGATAACTTTCCTTACGTAATTTTCCATGTCCTCATAGCTTCTAATATTTTCCATCTTCTGTCCTTTCTATGCTTTTAGCTATCATCCAGCTTATTTGATATCGGATACTAAGCGCTTCACAGCGCTGGATTCCTTTATCTTGACTATATTATAGCAAATCTT